AGCTACCGAGGCATTATAATGAACTTTGCAGACTTATTAAAAAAAAATTTTATATTTATACCAGTAGTTGCTTCAATAGTAGTTGGGGGATTTACCTCTGTTAAGTATGTACTTAATCTAACTCAAACAATTAATGCTAACAAAACAGCAATCACAAAAATACTAGCTGTTGAAGTAGTAGACCTCAGAAAAGATTTAAAGATTGAACAAGATAAAACAGCAGATTTAAAAATTAGATTATCTTCTGCTGAAGCTACTTGGCAGATGGCAGAGAATTTATATAGAACTTTAGCTGACCAAGTTAGAGAACATTCTTATGATATTAAGGATTTAAACAGATAAGGATTTATGACAGATGGAGATTTGCAGGATGGATTACAGATTTACAGCAATACTTATTTTAATGTTATCAGCTTTAGCTTTCTTTGCCGAACCTGCTTATCCTAAAAACGAATATCTTAACGAATATGGTGTAAGGTGTGGAGAGTTAGAAGTAAGAACCGATAAAAGAGAAACTGATTATAATTATTCTGACAGTAGCACTAATGAACAACAATATTTAAGTTTTACTTATAGAAAATATTTAGGCACAGATTGTAAAACTCAAAAAGAAAATGTAAAAATTAAACAACAATTAGAGTTAATGAAAATGTGCGGTAGAGTTAATAATAATCCTAGTCTTGCATACAATGAAAACTTTAGATTATTAGTATCAAAGTGTACAGGTATTACTCCAACAGAAACAAACAATAGACCAGAAGATTCTGGAAGTGCTTGGGATGGTTTAAAAGATGACTATAAAAAAGAAAATCCAGATATTACCTTAATGGGAGATAAAATTTTATTACCTCCTAAAGAAAACAGTTTGAAAATACCTCCAAAAGACTTTAAATTACCTGAACCACAATGAGTAGAAAATTTAGAAAAATTATAGTTAAATTAAGAATGTGGTATGCTGATATAAGAGGTCATCATGGTAAAAGGTGGAATTATGAACCTGGAGATCATTATATGGGTATGAACAAAAAGAGAAGAAAATGAAAGTAAGTGAAAATACAAATATACAGTTACCTTTAAGAAATTTAGTTTCTATAATTGTTGCAGTAGGAATAGCAGTATGGAGTTATTTTGGTATAATGGAAAGACTTAATGTTATTGAAACAAATGGTAAGTTAATGATTTCTGATGTTAATGAAAATACAGAATTTAGAATAAAGTGGCCAAGAGGAGAATTAGGTACACTACCTGCTGATGCAGAACAATATTTACTTATAGAGAATGGTTTGGTTGAAATAGAAAAACTTACAATAAGAGTTGATGCTATGATGAACAATAAGGTAAATATAGATAGATTAATTAAAGATGTTGATAAACTGACACAACAATTAGAAATATTAAAAGATAAAGTAAGAGCAAATGGAAAAGGAGAGCACTAATGATAGATAGAATATTATATGCACTATTTGGTTGGATTGATGAAGTTTGTTTTAAAGTACAACTAGGTATTGAAAATTTATATGGAGATAACAAAAAAAATGTCAGAAAGGGTAAGAAAAAAATTAAATAACTATATTGAGTCTTTGCATAAAAAAAACAAAGAAATGAATCTAGTTAAAAATTTAAAAAAAGAAGTTGAGATAGGTGGTAATGGTACTCAAAAATATGTAATAAAAAAAGGTATTAATAAAGGTAAAGTATTATGATTAAAAACTTTAAAGATATAGTTATCTTATTAATAACAAGTGGTGTGTTAATACTTTTGGGTGTAATCATTGTTGGCGACTATTGGGTAGCACTACAAGAGAACAGACCTGTTGATGAATCAGTTATTACATTAATGAAGATGTCAGTTACAGGATTGATTGGTGTTATAGGTGGTTACATAGGTGGTAGTAAATGATAGAAACAGTAATAGCTTTACTTATGATTATTAATGGAGAGATTAAAGAACATAGAATACAAGAGTCTATGTCAAAATGTTTAAAAGGCAAAAGAATTGCTCAAAGAGTTTATAATGCTAATGTTCAATATCAATGTATTAAATCTAAAGCAGAGATAGAAATTTATATGGGCAAAAAATCAATTAAAAAAATAATTATTAAGGAGTAATATGAGCAGAACTATAACAACAGCTTTTAATAATGCAGTAATAAGTCAAGTTGTAAGACCATTTCTTGCTACTGAATTAGAATTTAGTACAGGCACATTAAGATTTTGGAATGGTTATGGGGATATAACTATGACTGCTGGAGGTTCATCAAATACTTTTACAGGTTTAGGTGATTTAATGAGTGTAAGTGCTATATCAGAAAGCGATCAAGTAGAAGCTATTGGTGCAACCCTAGGATTAACAGGTATAAAATCTAGTTTAATATCAGCTGCACTATCTGCAAATTACACAAATAGAAATGCTAGTATTTATTTAGGTTTGTTTGATTCAAGTAAATCAGTAATTGCCGATGTATATACCTTGTTTAAAGGTAAAATGGATATAATGAAAATTGATGAAGGACCAGAAACAGCTTCAATTCAATTAAGTTTAGAAAATAGATTAATTGTTTTAGATAGAGCAAAAGAAAGAAGATACACACATGAAGATCAACAATTAAGTTTTGCTGGTGATTTAGGTTTTGAGTTTGTTCCTGATTTACAGGATAAAGAAATAATTTGGGGAAAAGCTTCATCTTAATGAGAATAGAAAATTGGGATACGAAACTATCAGATTATATTCAACAACAACAATTAGTAAAATTCAAAAGAGGTAAATCTGATTGTGTTAATTTTGTTATTGGTGCAATCAAAACAATAACTAAAAAAACAGTATTTGATATGGATTACAAATCGCTAACAGATGCTAAAAGAATATTACAGGAGTTAAATAAAAAAGATTTATTAGATATTGCTATGGATATTGCTAAAGAAAATAATTTTAAAGAAATAGATTGTGTATATGCACAAAGAGGTGATGTTGTGTTCTTAAAAACTGATGAAGAACTTGGTGGAACTTTAGGTGTATGTATTGGACAAAAAAGTATTTTTAGAGCAAAGAATGGTGTAGAAACTAGAAATACAAATACTTGTAATTTAGCATGGAGAATTGAGTAGATGGGAAGTAAAACAGTAAAAACAGCATTAGTAGTTGCTGCAGTTGCTACAGGATTTGCCGCAATACCTGCAATAGGTGCTTCAGGTGCTGCTATGAGTGTAGGTGGTGCTTTAGGATTTTCAGGAACAACAGCAGGTTTAGTTGGTACTTTTATAATATCTGCTGGTTCTCAATTAGTATTAGGTGCTGTAAACAAAAAATTAGCTCCTAGTTTAGATATACCTGAAATGGGTACAAATTTACAACAGGGTACAATGGTTACAGCTAAATCAGGTGTATCTCCACAAAGAATTATATATGGTAAAACAAGAGTTGGTGGTGTTATGGTTTATGCTGAATCAACAGGTACTACTAATGAATTTTTACATATTATTATTACAGTAGCCGGTCATGAAATAAATAATATAACAAAAGTATTTTTTAATGAAGATGAAGTACCATTAACACAAGATGGTTCAGATTCTAATGGTATTGGTAGATTTTTTCCATCAAGTGGTAATCAATATGAGGGAAAAGCTAGAATAAAAAAACATTTAGGAGCTGACGCACAATCTGCCGATGCTGATTTAGTAAGTGATATTTCACAATGGACAACTAATCATAGGTTAAGAGGCATATCTTATGTATATGTAAGATTAAATTTTGATAAAGATGTTTATACTAATGGTGTTCCTAATATAACATTTGAAGTAGAGGGTAAAAAAGTATTTGATCCAAGAGATAGTTCAACAGCTTTTTCTACTAATCCAGCTTTATGTATAAGAGATTATTTATTAAATGACAGATTTGGTTTAGAAGCAGATTCTACTGAAATAAACGATACAAACTTTACAGCAGTTGCAAATACTTGTGATGAAAATGTTACTATTCTTAATCCATCAGGTACAGAAAAAAGATTTAGTATGAATGGTACTTTTAATTTAGACAAATCACCCAAAACTATTATAGAAAATATGTTATCTTCAATAGCTGGACATCTAATTTATTCTAATGGTCAATTTAAAATAAGACCAGCAGTATATGAAACTCCAAGTGTAACTTTAGATGAAGAACATATTAGAAGTGGTATTACATTAAATACAAGAATATCTAAAAAAGAATTGTTTAATGCTGTAAAAGGTCTTTATTCAGAACCAGCAAACAATTATCAACCACAAGATTATCCAATATTAACAAACAGTACATTTGAATCAGAAGATAATTCAGAAAGAATATTTGGAGAATTTAATTTTCCAATGACAACTTCTTCTCATACTGTTCAAAGGTTATCTACAATACAATTATTAAAAGCAAGACAACAAATAAGTTTTACAGCTACATTTAACCTAAAAGCATTTCAATTAGATATTGGAGATACAGTACAAATTACAAATAGTAGATTAGGATTTACAAATAAAACTTTTGAAATTACAAACTGGTCATTTGCTATGGGAGGAGAGGGAATACCAATTATTTCTTGTGAATTTAGAGAAACTGCTAGTGCTGTATATGATTTTACAAATAGTAATTATTCTACTGTATCAAGTGGTAAAGCAACAAACCTACCAAATGCAACAACTGTTGCACCACCACAAGCAATAACATTGACTGATGAACTGGTTGCATACAATGATGGTACTGTAATTGTAAAATTAGTTATTGAACTAACAGCTCCTACAGATAACTTTACAGATATATTTGAAGTAGAAATAAAACAAGATACAGATGCTGATGGTACAGCTTTGAGTCCTGCTGATACTTTTAAATTAATTGGTAGAGGTGCTAGAACTAAATACGAGTTTTTAAATGTAATAGATAAAGCTACTTATTCTATTCGTGCTAGAGGTGTAAATATTTTTGGTGTAAATTCATCTTCAATAACTGCAAGTAGAACTATTATTGGACAAATAGCACCACCTGCAGATGTAGAAAACTTTGCATGTAATATTGTTGGAAAAGAAGCTCATTTAAGTTTTGATCCTGTACCTGATTTAGATTTATCTCATTATAGAATAAATTACAGTCCAGCTACAAGTGATGCTGAATGGCAAAACTCAATCGTATTAGTAAAAAAATTATCAAGACCAGGAACGTCAATTGTAGTACCTGCAAAAACAGGCACATATTTAATTAAAGCAGTAGATAAACTTGGTAATGTATCTGTTAATGCTACACAAATAGTTACTCAAATAACAACTATTGGTGATTTTACAGATTTAATTACTGATAATCAAAATCCTAATTTTTCAGGAACAACAAGTGATACTGTAATATCTTTTTTAGAAGATGGTTCTAAATCTATTGTATTAAAAGGTAATCAACTTTTTGATGATGTTCCAGGTAACTTTGATTCTATTACACAAACTTTGTTTGATGGTGGAGAAAATGCTACAGTTAAATCATCAGGTACTTATGCTTTTTCTGATACCATAGATGCTGGTGCGATTTTAACTACACAAATAACAGCAACATTAGAACAACAGGTTACAGATAGAGCTAGAATTTTTGACTTTGTATCAGGGGATTTTGATGATCAACCATCTAACTTTGATGGTGATGCTAATACTCAATGTTCTTCTGAACTTCAAATATCGGTTTCAAGTGATAATTCAACTTTTTCAGCATTTCAAGATTTTACCATTGGTGATTATACAGGTAGATATTTTAAATTTAGAGTATTACTTACTTCTGATAATGGTACTGCTACACCTATAGTAACAGCAGTTGGCGTGGTATTAAGATTAGAATCATTTGTTAATTCTCAAAATGATTTAGCATCAGGTACAGGTACAAAATCAGTAACTTACCCTAAAGCATTTAGACTATTAAATAGTATTGCTATAACACTGTCTGTTCAAAATATGGCATCAGGAGATAAATATGCAATAACAAGCAAATCAACAACTGGATTCAACATTGCTTTTCAAAATAGTGGTGGTTCAGGAGTATCAAGAACATTTGATTATCAGGCAAAAGGAGTATAATATATTGTTGATTATTAAAACAAGTATGATAAGGAATAAAATATGGCAACTCACGATTATGTAATAGCGAATCAGGGCTTTCCCTCTTTCAGATCAGATTTAAATGATGTACTTCAAGCAATAGTATCAAATAACTCAAATGCTACTGCACCAAGTACAACTTATGCTTATCAAATGTGGTATGAAACAGATACTAACAATTGGTATATGCGTAATGCTGATAATGATGCTTGGATAACTTTAGCAACCTTTAATCAAGTTACTGATACAGTAAATTTTATAGATTCATCTTCAACAGTTGTAGGTATTGCTACTACAGCAACAAATACAGTTTTAACATTAGCAGATGGATCAGTAGCTATTAATCCAGCAGGATTTGTTTCAGTTGGTGGTGCAGCAACACAATCAGGAGAAATTAGATTTTTAGAAGATACCGATAATGGTTCAAATTATGTAGCAGTTAAATCTCCAACAGCAAATGTTGCTGGAGCAAATTTTACTTTAACACTTCCAGAAGCAACAGATACTTTAGTTGGGAAAGCTACAACAGATACTTTTACAAACAAAACTTTAACTAGTCCTAAAATAAATGAAGATGTAGCTGTAACTTCTACTGCAACAGAACTAAATTTACTTGATGGAGTTTCTGGATTAGTACAAGCAGATTTTACTAAACTTGCTGCTGTTACTTCTACTGCTGATGAATTAAATAAATTAGATGGTGCTGGAACATTAAAACAAGCTGGACTAGAAACTATGTGGGTTCCAGCTTCAGCAATGTATGGTGCAACAACTAATCCAGCAGACGCACAACAAGTTGAAACAACAGCAACAAGACCTGATATGAAAGTATTAGATTTTGATGCAAGTACAGATGAATTTGCACAATTTTCAGTAGCTTTTCCTAAATCATGGAATGAAGGAACAATAACTTATAGAGTATATTGGACACCAGCTTCTACAAATACAGGAGATTGTATATTTGGTTTGCAAGGAGTTTCTTGTGGTGATAGTGATACTATTGATGTTGCTTATGGAACAGCAGTTACAGTTACAGATGCTGGTATAGGAACAATAAAAGATCAACAAATTTCCTCAATAAGTAGTGCAGTAACAATTACTGGTGCAGCAGCTACTGAACAAACTTACTTTCAATTATTTAGAGATGCAAACGCTGGTGGAGATACATTTAGTGCTGATGCAAGAGTTCTTGGTATCAAAATATTCTTTACTACTGATGCAGCTAATGACGCATAATTATGAGAGATTTAAAAAATAAACTTACACCAAGTAAGAACACAAAAAATATACAATCAAGAAAAGGTAAATCATTTGGTTATCAAGTCTTAGGATTTGGTGCTGGTGGAGGTGCTGGAGCAGCACCTTATGATATTGAATTTTTAGTTATCGCTGGAGGTGGTGGTGGTTCTGGACTAGGAGGTGGTGGAGGTGCTGGAGGATATAGAACATCAACACAAACAGTAGCTGGTGCAACAGAAATAACAGTAACAGTTGGAGATGGTGGACCAGGTAACACATCTAACTTAGGTAGAGGTAATGCTGGTTCGGATTCTTCAATTTCAGGTGGAACAATGACTACAATTACTTCAACTGGTGGAGGAGAAGCTGGTCAATACTCCAATTCTGGAGGTGATGGGGGTTCTGGTGGTGGAGGTGGATCACAAGGCAGTGGTGTCGGAGGCTCTGGAAATACTCCAAGCACAGACCCCTCACAAGGTAATAATGGAGGTAATAATAATAATTCTGCTCCTTATTATGGAGCTGCTGGTGGCGGAGGAGCTGGTGCAGCAGGAGCAAATGGTGCTGGTGGAGGAGGTGGTGCTGGTGGAAATGGTGCGTCAAATTCAATTACAGGCTCAGCAGTAACAAGAGCTGGTGGTGGAGGAGGTTCATGTGGCTTTAATGGTCCAGGAGGAGCTGGTGGTGCTGGAGGAGCAACTGCTGGTACAGGGAATACTTCAAATGCAGCTAATGCCACAGCAAACACAGGAAGTGGTGGAGGTGGTGCTGGTTATCCATCTGGAGGTCCAAGTGGAAATGGTGGAGATGGTGGTAAAGGAGTTGTTATATTAAGTGTGCCGACAGATAATTATTCAGCTACTACTACAGGCTCTCCTACAGTTACAACATCTGGTGCTAATACAATAATGCAATTTAATGGTTCAGGGAGTTACACAGCATAATGTCTACTTTTGCAAAAATAGAAAATAATAAGGTAGTAAAAGTTGAATCTGTTGTTAATGAAGTATTAGAAGATTCAAATGGAGTAGAACAAGAATCAATAGGAATAGAATTTTTACGAACATTATATAAAGAGCCAGATGCAATTTGGAAAAAAACTTCTTATAACACTAGAGCAAATGTTCATATTTTAGGAGGAACACCTTTTAGAAAAAATCATGCTGGAATAGGATATACTTATGATGAAGATAGAGATGCTTTTATACCACCTAAACCTTACCCATCATGGATATTAAATGAAGAAACTTGTACTTGGCAATCTCCAATAGATATTCCATATAGTGAAAAACCTCTTTTTTGGAATGAGGATAATCAAACTTGGGATTCAATAACATAAATATATAATTAGTGGTGTGAAAAAAGCTGTAATAGAAAATCTATTTCCAACTCCTATTTATATGACAAATATAGATAGACCATTTACTAAACAAGAATTACAATTTGTTGATGAACAAAAAAAACATTGTACTAAAAATCAAGGAAATATTAACACTAAAGATAATTATATTTTAAATAGAAAAGAATTTAAAAATATTAAGAAATTTTTAGATACAGCTTGTAAAGATTATCTTGAAAAAATTATATGTCCAAAAAATAATATAGAACTTTATATAACTCAATCTTGGTTAAATTATACAGAAGAAAATCAACATCATCATATTCATGCACACCCAAATTCAGTTGTATCTGGTGTATTATATTTTGATTGTAATAAAGAAAACGATAAAATTAAATTTTCAAATCCAATAGGCTACCAGCAAATAAAACCTGAAATAAAAAATTTTAATATATGGAACTCTGAAACTTGGTGGTTTGCTTTAGAAACTGGTCAATTAGTAATGTTTCCATCATCAACTACTCATCAAGTAGATACTAAAAAAGGAAATAATACTAGAATAAGTTTAGCTTTTAATACTTTTTATAAAGGTACAATAGGTTCAAATAATAATTTAACAGAGTTGATACTATGATAAAAAAATGGTATAAAAACCTTGCAAGTGGGTATTACCTCCACACCAAATATTCACTTGTTTAACTATAGTTTAAAACTATGCAATTATCAAAACACTTTAAATTAGAAGAATTTGAAAAGTCATCAACTGGTGTACCAGCTACAGCAAGATAATTTGAATTTTTAATAAATAAATAGTATAATAAGTTGTGCAAAAAAAACCTAAAAAATTGATATTAATTTGTATTTAAGTTTTAAAAAAAAATTTTATATGATATATAGAAGTTTGGCAGGTGGGTTTTACCACCAAACCACCAAACTCACCTGTCTTTTTTTTATATTAATTATTTTGACATCCTGTACATCAAAAAATAAAATACCCAAACCTTATGGTACAATTTTTAAAATTATAAAAGGAAATTTTAAATGAATAAAAATGTTTTAATTTGCATTCCTAGTTTTGATCAAAAAATACATTTAAAAACCATATCATCAATAATTTGTGTAAGAGATACACTTAATCAAGCTAAAATTGGTTGTGGAATGATGTGGGTAAGAGATAGTCTAGTTACTAGAGCAAGAAATAAATTAGTATCATCATTTTTACAACAAAAAGAATATACACATTTATTTTTTATAGATGCTGATATTGTTTTTGAACCACAAGATTTAATCAGAGTTTTGTTGTTTGATAAACCATTAACATCAGCTCCATATCCAATAAAACATGAAGAAAAAATAGAAGAGGGTGATGCTAGTAAAGGTTGGTGTTTAAACTTTCCATTAGGTAAGTGTGATTTAACAGATAATGATAAAGGTTTTAAAAAAGTAAATTATGCAGGAACAGGTTTTATGTGTATTGAAAGAATTGTATTTGAAACGATAATAAAAAAATACCCAAGTATAGAATATTTTTCAGATATAAAAGCAAACATTGATAATATAAGACAAGTAACTGGTAAAAAAGAATATGCTTTTTTTGATTGTGGAATACAAGGACAGGGTATTCTTAAAGATGAGGAAAAAACACAAAGATATTTAAGTGAAGACTATTATTTTTGTGCTTTATGGAAACAATGCAAAGGAGAAATATGGGCAGACTTAACAAGCACATTAAAACATATAGGAATAAAAGAATATACAAGACCACCGATAGCAAAAATAAAGGAAGAAAAATGACAGATGAAAGTTTATGGGAAAATATATTGCCACAATTAAAACAAATTGGAGGTGCACATTATAAAAACTTTTGCATTCAACCTTATGAGTTTATATCTAAAAATAA